TTCCTTGGCGTAGCGATCGTAAACCTTGTAGCTGGCGACCTTCATTGTGTGCATGGCGATGCCCGTAATCGGGTCTTTAAGCACCGAATAAGCCGATTCGTGCTTGTGCCCGGCGACGTAGATGTGGTCGCGGGTGCCCATGATGGCGGCCTTCATCGGCCCGTGCGCTGGGTTCCAGATTGACGAGCCGGTGTGGTCATGCCGGCTGTTGACGCGTACCTCGGCCCCGTTCGGGAAGCGTAGCGCGATGCGCGCCTCGCTTGACTTGTAAAGCGCGTCCTGCTGTTTAGCAATCCAACGCATCGGATCGCCCGCGCCTGACCACAAGTCGTGGTTGCCGCCAAGTATCCAGAGCCAGTTGCATCGGCCTACGAACCACTCGGCAAGACGCCAAGCCTGCGCCGCTGACGTACCCTGCTCGCCGTAAAGCTTGGCCAAGCGGCCTACCCAGTTGTTCGTGGTGTCGCCTACGTTGACGGCAAACAACCCGTCGGTATCGGAGACAAGTTGCGTGTGCCGCTCTAGCGCGTCGATGTCGGTGCCGTCGTCATCAACGTGCGGGTCGCCAAAGAACAGGATGCCTATGGCGCCAGGTATCTTGATTCGTACGGGGATGAGCTTACTGGCTTCTTCGTGGTCACGCTTATGCGCAAACTGGCGCTTGCGGTGTTCAATAAGCTGCTCAATCGGCACGTCGTCCATCGGCAGCGGGGTAAACTCAAAGTCTTTCTCAGGCAGCGTAGCCTTGTTGTACGTTGAGTCGGGAACCTCAAACCCCTTAGCTTTAAGCCCGTCGATTCGGGCCATGATGGACCGGGTGTGGACATTCAACAACCGCGCCGCTTCGGCTCTAACTCCGTTAGCTTCGTGCAGTGCTTTCATTAGCTGATCGTCGGATACTTTACGAGCCATCGTTTATTCCATCGTAGTAAGCATTTGTTGCAGTAGATGCCCAAGGCGATCCACCAGTTGCTCTTGGCGCGACAAGTCATCGTGCCCGGCGACATCAAGCAACGCATGGACGGCTTCGTGAGCCCAAACCTGCTGGCGATTCGTGCCTTTACAAGAACTTAGAATATGAATCTCATACTTGTCAGGAAGCCACATTCCAACACAATTTTTGCCGTGCCGCCACTTTGAAGGCGGAATAACTTTTACTTTGATTGTGTGACCGGCAAGTTGGAATTGCCGGGGGATACCGTCGCTACGTGTTACGGCGTTGGCTGCGCCCACTGTTGCAACGCACGCAGCTTTGCGTTTTGCGCGTCGCATTGGGCGGCTAGCTCGCGGAGGTCGGGGCCGATGTCTGGCCCTTGTTCAAGATTTGCTCCAGCCGATCCTGCACCGCTCCCGGCGGTGGGGGCGGGGTCATCAGTTCTGGGGGCGGCGTAGCCGGGACGCACTGCACCGGAGTCGCGGCACAACCGGACAGGAGCAGAGCGAACAGGGCGGCTAGCAAGAGCAGCCAGTTCGGATGCGTACGCAGTCGAAGCCATTTCAGCGCGTATACGAGTAGCGCGCTCGGTCCGTAGTTCAGCTTCCAGACGCTCCACTTGAGGGCGTATTTCTTCACGGCCTTGCTCCCGAAATGTGTGTACCGCGTAGACTGCCAGCAACCCTAAGCCAACGGTCAAGATTAAATGCGGCGCGTACTTCAGTAACCAGTAAGGCACTACTTTACACCATTATGCTCAAAAGAGTAGTGGTTACCGTCATCAAACCGTCCGCCCCAGCGCGCTAGGGGATGCTGCTGCTCCCACCACTCGCCTAACGGACGGTGGTCCTCGGACTGTTCTAGGAATTCGCCGTTTCGGAACAGATTTAAGTCGATTGCTAGCCGCACCTTGTGGGCGCTATTTGGGTGGCTGTAGGACTTACGTACGCCCAAGGCGCCGTGGACCCTAGGGTCTCTATAGGCGTCGCCTAGTGAGACCTCATAGCCCAGCTCGTAAGCCTTTTCAATCAGTTTGGCCACCAAGCGGGCGTACACGCGCTGCTTCTGGCCTAGCGTCACGGCTTGTCTGCCTTGGCGTCTAGCTTGTCGTTTATGCGCATAAGCATCGTTTTAATCTCGTCGATGTCGGCGCGGTAGTCGGCACGGGTCACATACACCAACGGCAGCGCGCGCACGTCACGATCCAGTCGTTCGATGCTGCGGCTAATGTTGTTAAGAATCCACCCGCCAAACAAGCCAGCGATTCCTATGATTATGTTAAAGAGAATTTGCCCGTCGTCCATCACACGCTCCGTAGCACGAGGGTGACAAGCCAACTTATCAACGCTCCCGCCGACAGCCACAACAGCTTCTCAACCCAATCAATCCGTTTCTCTAATCTTGCTACCCGATCGGCAACAGACTTGACCTTGTAGCCGTAGTCCGTCTTCAGCAGGCGCAAGTCCTTGGGTTCAACCGTCACTTCTTATCCGCAAGCGCCTGCGTCGTGATTGTGCGCAGCACCAGGTTCGTGACCGCACCAACCAGCAGGATTGACGCCGCAACGTCTTCCCCAAACAGCGTTGTCAAGTGACCGGCGAACATCTCTAGGCTGGCAAGCAGCGCCAGCGTGACGTTCCACCATACCGTTTTGGATTTAAGCGCGCCCTTTAACATAAATTATCGCCTCAAAAAGTTGGAGTTTGTAGGTTCCGGTTCCGGTTCCCTCGGGTCAACGGCGAAGGATCGGGCGGCAAGGGCAACATCGCGGCTAAAGCCGTTCCAGCTTTGCGCGTTCTTAAACTGCGCTAGCACCTTGTTGCGTTCGGCAGTTGGCAAAGCGTCAAGCAACTGCGCGAACGAGCGCCCCGACTTAGCGGCGTTGATGATGGCATCGGCGGTAGCGTCTTGCACCTTGGCTTCAATCGCCGCCAACACTTCGTTGGTAGCCGTTGTGGCTCGGGTGAAAAACGGAAAGCGCAAACGTGCCCCGCGCTTAGCTTGGATTTTTTCTAAGGAAGCGCGCCCCGCACGGGCTTGCGCCGCCGCTTTAAGGTCAAGGTCAATGATGGACTGCAATTTGTCAAGGAACGGCTTGTCGCGTGTTATTACTTTGCCAATGTTGTACTTGCCGCCGCCAAAAATCTTTTCAACGACCTTGGGGTCTTGCCCAGAAAGAATATTAAGAATCTTGGTCTTGGCAGCGGAGGTGCCTTTGCGCCATTCGGTCTGCAAGACATCCGCAAGTTCCATCTCGTCAATTTGCGTCATGCCCTGCTCAAAAGTGCGCAGGTAATCCTTCCACCCCTTGCCGCCGGCTTTCTCGATGGCGTCGTCCATAACCGGGCGCAACCGCCCGAGGATTTCGGCGGCCATGCGCCGCTGCGCTTGGGCATCGGCGTTTGGCATCAACTGTTGGATGACGCCGGAGATGCCGTTTTTGCGAATGGCATAGACCGCTTCCGGCGTAATGACGCCATTCTGTGCCGCCCAATCATCAAACATCTGCCGCACTTGAGGCAGCGCCCTCGCAAGCGTTGGGTTGAGGGCGACATCTGGATCGCGCAGCATACGGTCAATAGCACCCGTAAACGTGTTCGCCGTAATAGGAGCAAGCCCACGGTCTTTCATACTCTGGAGCGTGTTTTCGGCGGCGCGAGCAGCGCCGCCTGCTTGCAGCGATTCGGCGGCAGCTTCCGTAGCACGGACATCTGCACGGTCGGCCAACTGGCCGGGGAACGTGTACCTTGCCGGAGGGCGCGGAGCCGCGCCTACCGTTGCAGCGCGAGCGCCGCCGCTTGCCGACCAGTTCTTTGCCCAATCCAGCGCCCTATCAGCGGCGGGCACAAAACGCCGCACCCGATCCACCGCCCCCTTGGCGGCGGCACGGCTTTCCTCGGCCAACAACTCAAGCCGAGGCATAACGCGCCCAGTCTGCCCCGCCGCCTCAAACGCTTCCTCGCGCATTGGCGTAGTGATGCGGCCAAGGGTTTCCTTCGCTCCTGCCCGTGCGGCACGTGCTTCAGTCTGGGTTGCGCCGCCCGACATACGGGCAAGATAGTTGGCAATGTCTTGCGTTTCGTTTTTGCGAAACGCATTGACCACGCCTGCTGGGTCAGCATCTTCGGCGGTTCGGAGCAATGCTTGAAGCACCGGCAAGTCCAAGTCAGCTGCTACGCGACTAGCGGGGGCATCCGGCTGCGCCTGCATGGCAACGCGGAGAGCGTTAATCTCGTTGCCGATGGTCTGTTGAACGAGCTTGTTAGCGCTTACGTCAGCAGATCGACCAAGTACGGCATCCGCAACAGCCCCCACGCCCTTGGACAGCACCTTGGCTACGGGCGGAGCTACAAACGCAATGCCAGTGCTTATTGCCGCGCCGGTACCGGCTTCCTCTGTGCCTCCGGCAACAGCCCCCGCCGCCGCGCCAGGTACTGCCGCGCCAACAGTTCGCACGCCAATCTGCGCTGTTTTCGGCGCCGTAGTTGCAAGCCCACTCTGAAAACCGCCAGTCTCAAAAGATTTAGCAGCGGGCAAAAAGTATTTAGCAACGCGAGGCGCGCCAGCGGCTACCGCTCGCAGCCCCGTACCAACTACGGGGCCAGCCGCCAAGCCAACACCGAGAGAAAGCGCCGTTGCGCGATCTTCCGGTGTTGTTACCGCGTACTGTCTGGCAAACGCAACAGGGTTGGCAAGGGACAACAACAGTTTAGCAACGGGTACAAAACCCGTTTCAGGCTCGGGAGCGGCGGCAGGTTCGGCAATTGCGGCGGGCGCCGGCGTCTCTTGCTGCCGCGCAAGCGAATAAGCTTGAGCCACCTTGTCAAACTCAGCCGTGCCCTTCTTGTCCTTGTTACGGACAATCCAAGTTGCGTAATCTTGCGCCGAGGCCATATTTACTGGCTCCCAAGGATAGCGTCAGCTTCAGCAAATATGCTGTCGGTTGCCCCCGCGTCACCGATTGCAAACTGCCCTTGGCGGCGCTCCATCAGTTTTAGAATAGTTTTGCCTGCCTCTTTACGGATTTCATTAGGAAGCGTTGAGTCTGCTAACTGACCTGCGGCTTCGCGGTAGCTTTGCGTGTCCTTGTCGGACTGCGGTCCCTCAAAGCGCGGAACAAGTTTAAGAACTTGATCAGCAAGCGGCTGCAACTTTCCAGTGGCAATAGCTCCTTCCGTAGCTTTTCCGAAAAAGCCCGCTGCAACATCAACGCCGCGACCAAACCCACTGCCCGTAGACTGGTCGATAAGCCCGCCTTCCTTAGTGGCTTCGCGCAAGTTTGCCGTAACTTCAGCAAGGTCGCGTTGCATATTTTCGCGGGCTGCTTTTGTTTTTTCAAACGTAGCCGAAGGTTTGCCAGCGCCCGTTTCGCTTTTTAGCAAGGTGCCAAACTTGTTGTAGAACCGCACGGTACCATCAGCGGCGGTTTCGGTGCGAGCAACAACATTAAGTTCACCCTGGGCGGCGCGGTTTTCCGCCGCCGCAAGCCGTGCCTCCTGCTGACGCTCCAAGTCAAGGCGCTGTCGCTCGTAAGGTGTCAGCGTGACCGAAGCCTGCGACCCCGGCACAACGGTCGCGGGGCCACCGCCTCGGGTCGGCGTAGCAAGCACGCGCACGCCCCCGCCAAGGTTCTGCGAGGTGAAAGTCTGCTCGGTCTGCTGCGCGGCAGTCAGCGCCGCTCTTTGAATCTGCTGCAAGCCTAGCGCTAGAACCTTCGGATCGTCCGGCGCAGCGTCAAACATGGCCGCGGTTTCGGGCGAAAGCAGACCCGATTGCACCGACTGCGCTACCCAAGGTGCAAGCGTGGTCTTGTTGAGCGCGGTGGGGTTGCTTAAAAACGCGCCGGCTTGACTTGCGACAAGCGCCGCTGCTTTTTCGGCGTTACCTAACTCCGTGCCGCGCATTGTGGCGCGCTTGCTTGCAATATCAGCCAACGAGGTTGCCACGTCGGCGCCAGGCTTGCCAAAGCGCAAAAGCTGGTTCTGCGCTTCGGGCGTGCTCAGATCGGCGGAAGACAGGTAGTTACGGAACTCCAACTCCCGCTGCGCGGCCGCCAGTTCTTGCTGCTCCTTAAGGCGCTGGGCGCGGACGCCACGACCGGCCTCAAGCCCCTGCACATACGAGCCGAGGATGTTGACCGGCTCCAGTTGGGTTGCACCGATGACTGCCATGACTTACCCCACGTTCCCGTATTGCGGACCCTGATAGTTAAACGCCATCAGGTTGTTGCTAGCGGGCGATGACACGCCGGTCGGGCCGAAATAGCCGCCCCTAGACAGACCGTAGCCCATAGCCGCTTGGCCAAGTGCGTTAGAGAGCGCGTTAGCTTGGCCGAGATAGCCAGACGCGCGAGCCTGACCGCCCTGCATGAGCAGGTTGCTGACATTGGTGCCCATCTGGCCAGCCTGTTGACCAACCTGCTGCGCGGCGGCCTGTCCCGCGCCGTAGAGGCTGCCGAGCGCGCCAAGGCGCGTACCCAGCAGCGCCTGCGCGCGGTTAAAGGCGTTCATGTACTCCTGCGAACCCATTTCCTGCCCGTATCGGGTACCGGCGCGAATCGCTCCGCCACCCAAATACTGTCCCCGCGCGGCCTGCATACGCCCCAAAGCCTTCTCGCCTTCAGCCAGACGGAACGCGTAGCCAGGATCGGCTTGCATCTGCTCGGCAGTAAACGGCGCGCCGATTGACCCGTAGCCCGGTGTGCCCGCTTCGCCACCAAGGCCAAGCAGTCGAAGCAGCTCGTTTTGCGACGTAATGCCCGCCTGACGAAACGGCTCTTGCAGCTCCGTCTGCCGCTCAAATATCTCTCGCTGAACCTGCGCCGCCTGATCGGCGGCTTGGGTCTGCGCTCGGGCAGCTCTGCTGGCTCCCCGCGATGCGGCAGCGCCACCAATGACGGCGCTGCCAAGGATTGCTGCTGCGGTTCCAATGGCCATTACGCCACCTCTCTAATATACGTGCGTTCCATAGGACGAAAGCCTTTTTGCGCATAAAGATTAGCCATCTTATCCGCGCGTTCATCTTCAAGGGCAATCATAAAAAGCGCGACTGCGCCTTTTGCGGATGCCCACGATTCAATCGTTTTGTACATGGCTTGACCAGCTCCTTTGCCCCGCGCTTCGGGGGTCAGCCACCACCACAACTCCTGCACTACCATACTGGTCGGGCTGAAGTACATAGGGTAGAACAATGCACCGGCAATGCCAATAATCTTGCTATCGTCTTCAGCCAACCAGACGCCAACCGACGGATCGTGGATGGCGCGTAAGTAAAAGTCTGAATACCCATCCGCGTCAAACGGGATGACGCCGTGCATCGGGGACGCCGCATGGAACGCCTGCGCAAGCGGCAGGTAACGCGGCAAGTCCTCGGCGATGGCGTTGCGAACAATCACGAAATCTCTCGGCCCGAGGCGCGGATGTTGATGGCCGTGGCCGCTGACGCAATCGTTGAGATTGACCCGCCAGGAGCAAGCACATGGCCGACGATTTCGGGGAACGTGTACGTCTCCGAGGGCAGCAGGGTCTTGCTTTTAATGATTAGGTTCTGGTTGCCGGCGTTATCAAACTGCGTCACAAGGTTGACCGAAATGGTCCGAGCCGACGTGTCGTAGTTAGTCGCCGTAAACTTGTCGATAATGGCCGACACGCCCGAGGCGCTGTACTGCGTCGTCTGGCTAGACTCCGCAATCTTGGCCGGAATTAAAACTCGTACGTTAACTGCCATGTGTCACCTTAGAACGTAAAGACCATACGAACGCGGCCATTCCCACCGTTTTCGCCTTCGGCAAAACCGCCGTTGCCGCCATATCCGGCTGTCAAACTGTTATCGCCAACTATGCCTGTTGCCCCGGCGTTAGTGAACAGAGCTCCGCCGTTGCCAGTCGTCCCCGGCACCGTATTACCGCCAGAGGCCGTACCACCAGCGCCTTGGGTATACGACGGCGTGGAAGTGCCTTGCAGACCACCATTTGCCGTCATGGTCGTAATTGTGTAGGTGCCACTGTAGACGTTTGAGAACGTCCCCGCCGTGGCCGGGCCACCGCTGCCCCCAGCACCTCCGGCGCCAACGGTAAAATTGATTGTTTTTAGGGGGTCGCCAACGCCAAGGACGAGTACCGTTTTGGAATACCCGCCGCCACCGCCACCGCCGCCTTCGTAAATGTCCGGCTCTCCAGGCGCGATGAAATACGTGCCGCCGCTACCGCCGCCGCCGCCCGCGCCCCAAACTTCAATCGTCGCGCCTGTTGCGCCAGCCGGAATCGTCACCGATCCAGAGCCGGGTTCGCTCGCGTCATAGACGCCCGCGCCAGCGCCACCGGCACTGCCGTTAAAAAACGCTGCGAGGGTCGCGCCGCCCATCAGGTCAATCCTGCTCCGCTGATAAGCCAAGACGTACCGGCAATCTTAATACAAGTTGCTACGCCATTACGGGCAAGCGTTCGGGTGCCGGTCGTCGTGCTGTTAGCCAACGTCAACGTGTCTGAGGTAATAGCAATTGAAAGGTTAGTCGCGTTGACATTAATAAAAATTATGACCGTGCCGACCGGGAACGGAACTGACGAGTTAGCCGGGATTGTGAGCGTAACGCTGGTGCCGTTCATCAAAATTGACTTACCAGCATCCGATGCAATCAGCGTATAGCCCGTCGTTTTGCTGTTCTGCGGCGCATCTCGATAGCCTGCCTCATAGTTTGTGTTAGACGGCGCGTTATCGGGAATGAGAACCGTGCCCGTAAACGTCGGGCTGGCAATCGGCGCAAACTTGGCGTCCGAGGCCGTTTTGGTGTAGGCGTCCGTGATGCCGTAACCCGACAGCGTGTCGGGCGTACCGGCGATGTCCGCCCACTCAATGCCCTGCACGCTGAAGTCGTTAACACCCGACACGTCGTCGTACGTGCCAATCGTGACGTTCGCCGAGGTCTGAAGAACGAACTTGTATGACGCACCCTGCGTCAGCCAGACCGCATTAGCGGTCCTACCGGCGGCGTTAAGGACGATGGGGTTGGTATTAGGGGCAGCTCCAGAAGACGACGTATAGGTCGCCTGCGGGGTCGTGGTGCCCGCTGCATACGTGTAGAGCTTGCCGCCCGACAGGATATTGCCGTTGTTGTCGAAAAACTGTGCCCCGACACCGGCAAAAGGAGAAAGAAATACGCTCATACGTACACCTGCATAACGGTCAATATGATGGATGGAATAGCCGGCACAGGGGCCGAAGCAGCAAAGTGCTCCAACTGCACGCTAAGATCGTCAACGGAAAAATATAGCTGAAAATAGTCGCCGTTGGATAGCGGCAAGAAAAAGTTTGCAGCCGAGAAGATTTCGGCGTTGTTGCCCTGAACTCGAATTACCGACCCAGAATTAGCAACCGCCGTGCCGTTAATAGCGGCCCAAATGTAAAAGTGGCCGGTACCGCCTGAAGTCTTGTCCACCTGAATGGAAAACTGGACGTTGTAAATAGCGGGGCGAGACACCTTAATCTTGCTGTTATCTGCCGGGTCGCGGTAAACGCCGTAGGCCGTGTCGGCGTTGTTGTAAGTAATGGCTTTAGCCGTATTGATAACGGTCGCCGCTTGAGTCTGGGTTGAAAAAAACGACCCAAAATTTACCACGTTGGGTTCGGGATAGCGGGGCATCAGTTTAAGCGCCTGTATCTCCGACTCCAGCACCGGCACGGTGTCTTCTACCGTAGCCGCCAATGCCGGGGTCAACTCAAGGTCAGCCGTCGTAATCTGCGTCGTGCCTGCGCCTGTCAGCGTGAACTGGTTGTTTAGAAACCTAAACCATTCACGCGAAATAAGGCCCGTCCGCTCGTCAATGAACGGTACGCGAGGCGCCGGGATGTTAGTGATGTTAGGCATTGGTTCCGGCTATCCTGAGTTCAGCGCCCATGATTGCCGTCACCATAGGGTCGGCGGCAGATACTTCGTACACGCGATCGCGCGACTTGAGGGTTGCGCCAAGCCGACGCCAGATAACACGGGTCTGCGTTGCGCCAATCGGCCCAAGCGACTCCCACCGCTCGTAGCTCCAAGTGTGCCCGCCATCGTCCGACCAGCGCAGCATGACCTGCGGATTAACGACGCTGTTCTCCGGCTCGCCCTCGACAACGATGTTGCCAAGGTCTTGCTGCAAGATGTACCCAGGCGCTTGTTGCTCAAGGAAGCCGGGGTCGTCGTATAGCCCGCCCACGCCCGTCTGGCAGTCAAGCTGCAACTGGTGGTGGATGGTACGGGTTAGGTTGTTCTGGCCGGTCGGCAGCGCGCGCCATGTCCGCAGCCATTTCTGCAACTGCGTGTCATCGCGGAAATACCGCAGGTCAAACTCGTAGAGACGGCCATCTTGGAAATCTCCCAAAATCGGCTTGCCCTTAAAACGGGCATGACAGTTTGATCGATGGCGACGGAATTGACCTTTCTCAAACGCTGCGCGTTCATGCCAAGCGCCGGTCGCGGCGTCATACACCCAAGTGGTGTTGGCCGTCGGGAAAATCAGCACGTAGAACGCGTGGCCGTCTTGCTGATACGTATACGCGATGGCGTCAGACAAATCAGTGTAGTTTTGGATGGCGAACTCGACCGCATGGGTCGAAACGCGCACGCCTTGGTAGCCTTGAGCGCGGTAGACGACGCCTTGACCGCGAGCGTCAGCGCCGAGCCAAAACACACTATTGTCGAGCTTGGCAACCGAGTACGGCGCGATACAACCGATCTCGTTGTAGGCGCCTTGGATGCGCGTCAGCGGAAAGTCAGGATCGCCCGAGTTGTACCAAACCTCAACCGAGTTCGTGCCAAATAGCCACGCCTCGCGGTGGTCGATAATGATCGACACCAAACCGTCCGGTGAGCCCTCGGCGCTTGCAAAGTCAAGCGGGTCGATGGAAAGACCATCGAGCAGCGCCGTCACCCAGATGCGCTGGCTGTTCGGTTCGTTGAAGACGAAATAGCCGTCTAAGTAGCCAACCGTCACCGCGCCGGGGAAGTCAGGGTCGGTGATCTTTTGGAAGACGTTGGTATTGCTGTTGTAGATGTATCCATCAGGGTTACACGCTACAAAAATTTGAATACCGTTGTCCGCCATCGACACCGGGCCGGTGCCCGTAATGTCGCCGAGCTTGGTAACATTTAAGTTACCGTCAACCTTGTAGAACTCGCTGCCCGAGGCGACGTACAGGCTGTCTCCCAAAGGATACAACGCACGGATGGGGCCAGAGCCCACCTCCATGTACTGCCGCAAGCCGGGGCACCGCTGAAGGTACGCAGGCTCTTTGCCGGCCTCGGGGATGACCTCGGGGTAGAGGTTTACCATCCGAGCATCGGCGGCGTTTACGCTGCGCGCAACGTAAGACGAGCCCAGGATCGGCGTCTTCATTAAAAGTTACCGGCGTAGATGTTGTACCGATTGCGACGGGCGATGATGCTGTACGGCATCGCCATAACGTTGTTGGGGTTGTTGATGCGCTTGAGGTTACGCTTGCTGTACATCGCAACGCGGCGCACGTCCGGTGCCGGCTCAACGCCAAACTCCGGTGCCAACTCCAACGCCAAGTTATACCGAAACGCCCGAAGGTACCCAGGCGGCATGAGGATTTCGGTGCTAAGAGACACAGGGTCCAACAGCCGCTGCACCGAAATGAAGTGGAACTCCAACATCCGATTTGGCACCGGATAGACCGACATAGAAATGTTCGGAAACGTATTGTTGACGAACATCACCTGCGGATAGGTGCTCTGCACGGTCTTGACTGCAATGTTGTTGTATTGCAGCTGGTTGATAAACTTGATGCCGTACGACACGTTTGTGGACGGGTCACGGAAAAAGGTCGAGTCATCAAGCAAAATCGGACGCTGCGCCACATTGTTCCCGTCTTCGACGGAAATGTAGTCATCGTCTTGCGTGGTAATCGGCACTTCGCTTTGAGTGCCGATGACGTACACGAAATCGCCCGTCGGGCCAAGCGTCTGAATACGCTCCCCAGCGGGCCAGAAATAGGTCTGGTCTTGCGTACAGAACACGGCGAGACGCTCGGTGTTCCAGCTATCGACCATTTGGTCAAACGCCGACAGGGCGTCTTGGGCCATCGCAGCCGAAGGCGTCTCGCCTTCAGCCAGGATACCGAGCAGACGCAAAGCTCCGTTAATCTGATCGCCTGCGGTTGCCATAACTTACTCTTTCCTCTTGCGCCGCGCCCTTAACTCGTTACTGGCCGCAACAGGTTCCGGCGACGCAGCAGGTTCATCCTGCCGCGCCGCCGGTTCCAAAGGATCATACTCCTCCCAACCGTGCTCGTAGTCCATAGCCGCCTCTACATCCGAGATGGCGATTTTCAGTCCGTGAACCGGGTGGCGAAGATATATGTTCATTCCGATTTTACCTCTAACGCTTCTCCGATTTCTGGAGCTTCAATACGGTTCACCAACATCTTGTAGGCTGAGATTACCGCTTGACATTGAGAGATGTAAGTCTGTGACTTGCCAATCTCCTGTTCCAAGGAATCAATCTCAATCAACAAAAACTCTTTGGTGATTTGCATTTACACCACAGCCATCAGATAAAACGTCGTGCCTGCATCCGTCACGCACGCAATCTTGCGGTTCGGCGTGGCAGAAGTGCCACCCAGAACAGCGACCATTGCGGCGGGAAGGTTGAGAAGGTTTGTCACCGTGCCCGAGTTGCTGTTCGATGCGCGAATGAACGCAGCAGACCCCGGCAGCGAAACGCTGCTTGGGAAGTCCGAATCCACGTTCAAAGACGCAAGCGTACCACCAGGGGTTACACCCGAGGCCACACCGAGGGTCGCACGGATCGCGTTAGCCGCACCCGAAATCGAACCACCCGAGTTGACCGACAAGCTGATGTGGGCGCCATTGGTCGTCTGTCCTGCGCCCTGTGCCGCAGCCACCGTTGAGAACGCACGCAGCGTCTCACCAGCGCCAGCCCCTGTGAAGTTCACACGGGAGTAAATCCCGCGAACATCGCCAGAGGCGTGCGAAGCCGTGACATAGAACTGGTTGACGCTGCCCGCCGAGGACTGCGCAACCGGAGAAGAAGACGGGCCAGAAAACACACCACCTGTAACAGTGACGCTTTCAAACTCAGGGTCGGCAAATGCAACGCCAACCGCCTTAGTATTAGGCATACAAAATACTCCTATGAGCAGTGCCCCCTACGGTATCACCCGTAGGGGGCGTTTGCCATTACGAAATGCGGTAGACAGTCCAAGCGCCGTCGCCGGTCTTGCGGCAACGGAAGTGGCCCGACGTACCCGCCGAAACCGCGCCCGCGCCCACAAGCGTCCAGCCCGTGCCAACCGCCACCGTAATCGCATCCGAACCGGCCGCGTCGATGTTGATGACAAAGAAGTCGAACGCCGCGTCCACCTTCTCAGCGGACGAGTAGGCCGCCTCCCAAAGAGCAACGGTCGGAAGGACAAGGTTGCCCGCCGTGCCGTTGAAGGTGAAAAGACCGTTCGCCAGCTGATCCGGCGTCGCAGTCGCACCCGCCGTGAGCGCCGTGGGGGCGCCCTGCGGGAAGATCAGCGGTTCGCCGACATTACCAGCACCAACCTGGTAGCCACTAGTACCGTTAGGAATTGCCATTTTTAGTTACTCCGTGAATAAGGTTAAGAATTAGCCCCAGATGCGGCAGGCCATCTGCGGACGGATCACCGAGTAGCCATACAGCACGTCGATACGGCAGGGCATACGGTCGTTGTTGATGTCGTACTGACGGACAACGCGCATGGAGATGCCGTTGTGGACCTGACGCGACGCCATGTCAACGCCCTGCGGGAGCAGGAGGTCGGCGGTGGCAAACGTGATTGCGTCCTTGTGGTACACCAGGTTCTGAGCGTACTGGCCGCTAGCGGCGCCCACGTAGGTCACGACATCGTTCGCGGCCGGCAGCTTGCTGACCGTGGCGAGGGCGTGCGTCGGGCCGTAGACCGCCGGCAGGAACTCCACGTCCACGAACTCGGTAGCAGCCGAGGTGACGGTGTTCTGCACAACGAACTGCTGCAGCGAACCGGTGGACTCGCGGGTCTGCGGGTTGACCGCAAACACGCCAGCGATGGTGAACACGTCGCCGGGGACGAGGGTGAGGCCGTCGGTCACGTTGTCGAGCGTCAGCTTGGTCGCACCGTTGACGAGCGTGGTCTTCACAATCGGGGTGTCCGAACGCGAGGCCGAGCCGTTGGTGTGCTGCTTGATCGACTGCGACATGTTGATTTCGTCGTAGCCGAGGACGCCTTCACCCATCATGCCGTTCTTGAACTGGCGGCTGATGGAGTCCACCGGGTTGAACAAGCCCTTCATGCCTTCGACGAGGCCAGCGTTGGCGGCCGGGTTGACGGTCGCGTAGCGCGGGGCCATGCCGGCGGCGGCTTCGTTCAGCTTCTGCTGGGCCTGCAAGAGAACCAGCGAGGTGCCGGGGGTGACGCCAGGCGTACCGACCGACTGATAGACCTTCTTGAAGCTGTTGGCCACATCGGCGTCGATGCTGGAAGCGAGCTGGCTGATACGCGGCTTAAGCACGCGCTCGGCGAAGTCGTCCAACTGGAGGGCCATTTCGGCGCTGGTGAAGTTGACGCCAATGTGCTTCTGCGAGGCGACGGTGAGAGTCGTGAACTGCTCGTTGTCGTCCTGCACCTGAAGCGCGGCGCCGTCGGTCACAAGGGCGCGATCCGGCAGACGGATGCGGAGGGTCGAACCAATCTTGGCACCTTCGACAGCGAAGCTGTCGTCGTACTGACGGTTCACGTTGCGGGTGATCACCAGGTTGTTCTCAAGAATTTCGAGAGCCTTCCGGGTGATCATGTCAATAGTAAGCAGTGTATTAGACACAGTAAATCTCCAAAAAAGAAGTTAGCGGTTACGTCGGGCTTCCCACTGTTTAATCTGTCGCAGACGCTCGGCTTCAATCCACTCTGACGTGCTCATGTCCTTGACGGAGCGGGGGTCAGTCGTGTCTCGGGCCGGTGCGCCGACGGTTTTAGCCGTCACAGGCTTAATCGGCGGGGGCGCATTAGTTGTCTTTTTGACCGGCGGATTGTCGGTCAACTTGACCTCAATCTTACCAATCTCCTTGGCTTGCAGGTATGGCGACAAACGGGAAATACGTTCAGCCTCGCGGGGGTTGGAGCCCAAGTAGTACGCTACGTCGGGGCCAACATCCGAAGCCTGAATCGTCTCGGCCATCACGTTCGTGATTGGCAACGCCCTATTGTACACGACTTGCTCAAAGTCGTCGTACTTCTCAAAGGCCGCTTCCTCACGTTCCTTATAGGCCGTCAACAGCTCGCGCTGCTGCCGATCCGCCTCACGCTGGGCCAGCAATTCCTCCGCCTTACGGGCCGCAAGGGCTTCCGTATAAGCGTCGGGGTCGATGTCCCGGTCAGGCAGCGCGGCAGGCGTCTGGGCCATCGGCTCAGGCGCTTTCAACGCTTGCTCTCGTTCCCACTTGCGACGTTCCCGTGCAAGTCGTTTACCTACCAGCGCGTCGAGCTCCTCTTGGGAGAACGTCTTGGCAGGCTTTTCCTCCGGCGGGGTTGCCTCTTGAGCAACAACTTCGGGTTCCGGTGCAGCCGTAGCAACCGGTTCCGGCGCGGGTACTTGTTCCGCTACTACTTCGTTTTCAGACATTGTGATTCCTAGCGAATCCCTGGTCAACCGGACCAGTACGGTTAAATCGTACGCTGTTGCGTAAAAGAGTCAAGCAAGGTTAGTTACGGAGCTTGAATGGGATTTGATTTTCGAGACGCAAGTGCCTCGTCAAGTCCTGCGGCAACCTTATCCGCAATTGTTTCGATTTCAGCCGAAGACCATTCCTCTCTAGCCTTTTGCTCTGACTCACCGGGAACGTATACAGCCGAAGCAAAAATCTTATTCCCAGATGCGTCAACGTCTTCGCGGGTAAACGTAATTGTTTCAACAACGTCCATACCACGGCAAATCTTAGATTTCCAAGACGGCATATCAGTCTCCTTAATTCAAACCGCTGAACACAGCGCAATGGATGTTGTAAGTTCCAGACGCCATAGCTACTTGCAAAATATCTGAGCCTGACATTGTGTAAGTTCTTGCGACAGGTGATCCGCTGACCGTTTTTGCAGACAAAACAGTTGCGCCAGCGGTTGCGGAAGTAAATACCAAATCGGTAAAAAATGCGCCACCGGGATCAAGCCCGGTAACAATGCACAGATTCCCCCAGGTATTCCCAATAGGACTAATAACTGTTGCGCTTGTGGAAACGCTTGTTAATTTGGTGGCAAGTCGCGCATTGGTGTCTCCAGCCGAAGATGTAATTCGCAACTTATTAAGGGCGCGAACATCTCC